AAGAAGGCGGATGCAGACGGAGGGCGAAGGACTGGCAATAGCAAGAAAGCCCGTCATCCCTTGGGGTCGCCACTTGGGGGATGTCCGGGCTGAGGCGAGCAGCGGGGACGCGAGGGCCAAACTCCCGGCGGGCGGGGTCGCAACCCGTTTCCCCGTTGCTGCCTTCATCTTACCCTACTTGACATGGGAAGGCAACCCGCTAGGATCGCGCGGACGAGCCGGGAATGACGAAATTCAAATGTCGAATGAGGAATGACCAATGCCCAAGAAACGAGCGAGCAAGAAGACCCCACCGGCGGCCAAGCCGGCCGAGGAGTTCCCCTGGATAGCCGAGCCCCTCCGCCCGCTGGCCGAGCCGATTGGGGCCGTTGACGTCGATCCCCAAAACGCCCGCAAGCACAACGACGCAAACCTCAAGGCCATCCGGACCAGCCTGCACCGCTTCGGCCTGCGGAAGCCGATCGTCGCCAACCGCGCCAACGGCCAGGTCGAGGCCGGCAACGGCACCCTCCTGGCGGCCCGCGCCTTGGGCTGGTCCCACATCGCCGTGGTCTGGGTCGAGGATGATCCGGCCGCCCAGACCGGCTTCTCGATCGCCGACAACCGCACGGCCGAGCTGGCCGCCTGGGACGACGCCCTGCTGGCCGAGCTGCTCGACCAGCACGCACCGGCTGCCCCCGACCTTTTTGACGACCTCTTAATGGCCGAGCTGTTCGACCCGGCCGGCAAGCCGGCCAAGGGGAAGAAGAAAGGCACCCCGGAGGCCCAGTCGCCCTGGCCCTCCTGCACCTACTCCGTGGTGATCGACTGCCGCGACGAGGCCGACCAGCGCGACCTCCTGGCCCGGATGGAAGCGTTTGAGTTTCGACATTCGTCAGAGGGCCGGGCCTGCCGCCTCCTCACCTCCATCGTGACCGCCAACCAGGGGGCAAAATCACGAGAATCAAGTGACGAATGATCGAGCCTCGCGGGCTGGCTCTCCTCCACATTCGTCATTTGAGTTTCGACATTCGTCATTCGCCCCCCCCATTTCTCACGAAATGGCCCAATTTTTGGCCCAGGTTACAGCCCCTGTAACCTGGGCCCTTTCTTTTGGGCCAGCGGCTGTGGTCGGCTGGGGGCGTGTCCGCGAACCTCATCAACACGAAGGTCGCCGCGGCGATCGCCGCCAGTGAGGCCGGCGACTACGCCACCGCCACCACGCTGGTCGAGTCGGCCAAGCTCCTCCTGGCCGCCATGCCCGACCGCCAGGCCGGCGACGGCGTAACCCTCACCTGGGACCGCGCGGCGATCGATACGCTCCTCGCACACTACCGCCGCCGGGCCGGCGCGGCCGTCGGGATCACCCGGACCAAGATCACCTACACGAGGCCCACGTCCTGATGTTCCGCCGCCTCCGCCGATTCTTCCGACCCCAGCAGCCGTGGTCCCGCCGGCCCGGGCGAGACGACCCGGAGGCCCCGCCCAGTGCCAACCCGATCGCCCGCCGCCGCTGGGAGGCGGCCGACACGAACCGGCTCAATCGGGCCCACTGGCTGAACGCTCAGGAAAGATCGATCAACCTCGACCTCCAGGAGAAGCTGGCCACGCTCCGCGCCCGCTGCGCGCACGAGGTCTCGTGCAACCCGATGGTCGAGGGCGTGATCACCACCCACACCAACGACGTCGTCGGCAAGCACGGCCCCACGCTCCAGGTCCAGTCGTCCTCGACGGCCTACAACGAGGCCCGCGAGCGGGTCTGGCGGGAGTTTTGGGCGCGGCCGGACGTGAACGGAAAACTCTCGGGCACCGACTTGCTGCGGCTCTGGGTCCGCGCCCTCTGGATCTACGGCGAGTACCTGGCCGAGCTGACCGTCGACCCGCAGGCCAAGGGCCCGGTCAAGACGCGGCTGTTGGCCCTGCACGCCTCCCGCCTGGCGACCCCGCCCGGGCAAGCCGGCGGTGCCGACACGATGCTGGGCGTCCGGCTCGACGCCAACGGCAAGCCGCTGGGCTACCACATCGCCCGGGCCCTGGTCACCGGCCGCTCCTCGATGGGCGGGTCCGACGAGAAGCCGGCCGCCAAGATCATCCACGGGTTTCGGCGGACCGAGCCGGACCAGGTCCGCGGCTGCCCCTGGTTGGCCCCCAGCTTGCAGGTGATCGCCGACCTCCGCGATTACGACGACCAGGTCCTCGACGCCGCCCGCTCGGCCGCCGACCAGGCCGTGTTGCTCTACACGGACCACCTCGACGCCGAATACGTCTGCGTGAACGAGAGCGAAGAGATCGAGCGGCGAACCGTCTCGACCATGCCGCCCGGTTGGAAGGCCTACCAGCTCACACCCCAGCAACCGTCGACCCGCTACATCGAGTACCGCGAGGAACGGCACCGCGAGATCGGCCGGCCGGTCGACATGCCTCTCATGTCGATCCGCCTCGACTCGCGGCGCTACAACTATTCCTCGGCCCGCTTCGACGGCCAGGGCTATGCCCGCGGCCTCGAGGTGCTCCAGGGCTGGCTGGGCACCGAGACGCTCGACCGGCTCGAGGAACTGGTCGCCCGCGAGGCCACGTTGGCCGGCGTCCTGCCGCCGCCGCCGCCCGGCGAGATCACCCGGGAGTGGAACTGGCCCAAGCGGCCGCACGTCGACCCCAAGAAGGAAGCCGACGCCGAGCGGATCAGCCTGGAAAACGGGACGCTCACTTATACGGACGCCCTGGCGGCCCGCAACAAGGACCTCGACACGACGATCGCCACCCGCAAGCGAGAGCGGGAAAAGCTCGAAGCGGCCGGTCTGCCGCCGCTGCCGGTCGCCGGCGGGCCCGCACCGCCGCCGGACGACGAGGACCCCGACGCCGAGGACGACGCCCAAACCGCCAAAGACGACGCGGACGATCAGAAGGACCAATGACCAATGACCAATGACCAAGCCGGCCTGACACTCCGAGACGCGGCGGTTCAGACCCGGGATCTGACCGTCCGCACGATGACCCTCCGCGCGGCGACCGTGAACGAGGCCGAGCGGTCCGTCGAGGCGGGGATCGCCACCGAGAACCCGGTCACCGTCCGCGACCTCAAGACCTGGGAGCTGATCGACGAGGTCCTGCGGATGGACGGCGCGGAGCTGCCCGACCAGGTCCCCCTCTTAAACGACCACGGCCGCTGGAAGGTCGAGGACGTTTACGGCTCCGTCCGCGGCCTGCGGATCGACGGGGCCGAAGTGGTGGGCCGGCTCTTCTTTGCCGAGGACGACGAAGCCGTCGAGCGGGCCTGGAGCAAGGTCCGCGACGGACACCTCCGCGACGTCTCCGCCGGCTACCGCGTGATCGAGTACGTCGACATTCCGGCCGGCCAGACCTCCGAGGTCGGCGGCCGAACCTACACCGCCGGCCAGCGGGCCCTCAGAATCACCACCCGCTGGGAGCTGGTCGAGGCCTCGTTGACGGCCATCGGCGCCGACAAGGCAACCAAAGTCAGAAGCGAAACGGGCGATCAGCCCACACCCACCGACAGGGAGAATCCCCCCATGAAACCCCGACTCCGAAAGTATCTGGAAGCCATTGGCCTCCGACACGAGGCCAGCGAGGAAGAGGCACGGCAGTTCCTGGCCCTCCTGTCCGGCACCCGGGCCCAGGTGGCCAACGTGCTGGAGAGCCAGACCGACAGCGAGACCTCGAAGCTGATGGTCCGCGCGGCCCTGGAGACCCTGGGCGTCAACCCCGACGACCCGAGCAAGCCGGCAGCGGGCCAGCGGTCCGACCCGGCGCCCGCGAACCCGCCGGCTAACCCGCCGGCGAACCCGCCCACCGACGAGGCCGCGATCCGGGCCGAGGCCCAGACGGCCGAGCGGACGCGAATCGCCCGGATGCAAGAGCTGGGCGGCGACGACGTCCCGCCCGAGCTGGTCACCCGCGCAGTGAGCGAGGGCTGGGACGAGTCCCGCGCGTCGGCCGAGTTCTTGACCGCCGTCCGCTCCGCCCGCAGCGGCTCCGCCGGCGGTGCCCCCGCCGGCCACAGCCGCTCCCACGACGTCGACGTCAACGCCCGCAGCCTGGCGGCCGGGATGCTGATCGG